TCAACCTTTTTCTTCTGTTCTTCCTTCTGTCGCATTTCCATCTGCTTCTGATGACGGTATATTGCCATTCTGGAAGAGAAATCTGGTTTCTGGTAAGTTCCTCCAAGTATGGTAAAAGCTGTCTTAAAATCGCAATTATCCATGTTCTGAACGAATGTAAATATGTCACCAGTCGCACCACAACCGAAACAATAATAGCTGTCTTTGTAGATTTTCATGGATGCAGTACGGTCACTACTATGAAAGGGGCATTTTATAAACCCTGCTCTGTTCGGAACCATGCCATATCTGCTTAGAACGTCCCTCATGCTATTCTGTTGTTTAATTGTTTCTTTATTCATTTGACAGAATCTCCAAAATTCTTTTGCCAGTGTCTTTCTTGTCGCAAAACAGAAATTCAACACCATACTTGCGTTGCATCGTGCAAAGAATCTTATATAAGACATCTCCATGCATAACTTTCTGTTCCTGCTCTACCCAGATGCCATTCTCTTTAACTCTTTTCTTCGCCCTGGGATTCTCCCACCAGAGAACATCGTCCAGCTTTTCGATTCCTTTCCCGTGTTCGCATAAGAAGACAAGTTTTATTCCTGCTTCATTTGCCCGGATAATTTCAGCACGGAATCTTTCATGCTGTTGACACACATTTCCACATAATTCAGAGAGGTTTTGCTTTCGGTCGACAACCAGTCGAGGGTTGTCATAATTCATATAATCCCCGACGTAGAGCTTCGACACAAACCATTTCTCCCCTGCTGCATCAAATGCTTTCTTAATGCCATCAATAACTTTCTGATGTTCCCTACTGTCAATTTGTATCATGCGAACGGCATCTCCTCGTCAATTCCATCTGGAATATTCATAAATCCGTCCGGGTCTGTTTCTGGATGTGGTGCCTCTGACTTCTGCTGACTCTGGTTAGAGCCTTTGCTTTCACCAAACTCAATCTCTTCCACAACAATATCTGTTGTGTATACCTTCTGCCCATCACGATTAGTGTAACTGCCGGTCTGAATTCTACCAGATAAATCCGCTTTCATTCCTTTAGAAAAATATTTCTCGATAAATTCTGCCGACTTTCCGAAAGCGATACAATTCAAAAAATCTGCTTTCTGATCGGAACCCTCTTTTGCAAATCTTCTGTTTACCGCAATAGAAAACCTTGCAATAGATGTTCCATCATTGGTGTACTTGATTTCTGGATCACGTGTAAATCTTCCTGTAAGAATTACTTTATTCATGCTGCTACTCCTTTTCTGTATGCTGTTTGTCATAGTCAATTAACATCTTCAGGCATTTCTGACCTTTTTCCTTGGTAAGAGACTTAATATCGCTTACCTTAAATCGAGTCTTGATCTGTTCCAAAAGCTTAGCTTCCGGGTACTTATCAATGATATTTTTAATTGACATAGTAGTCTCGGAACTAATCATCTCGGCTTCTTTTGTCGATTCCGTTTTCCTGCCGGACGTTTTTTCTTTCTCTCCTGTATTAGTAGAATCACTGTCTTTGTTATCATCAATACAGAATAGCCCATTTAAAGCGTATTTTCTGGCATAAGATGAAGCTGCACCTGTCACCTGTGAAGAATCCATACCTTTCTTAGATTCTTCTTCCCTTGCATAAGCAACAGTTGCAATCTCACCGGTATCTTCACAGTCGTTCAGATGAGCTTCTGCCCTGACATATATTCTGTCTCCAACAACTTCCATCCGATCTGTGACGCTTAACACAGTCTTTGTTTCTGCCAGAAGCGGCTTTACTGCTTCAAGAATGTCCTCACAGCTTCTGTATTTGTACTTCCCGAAGGAATTATACTGTCCTTTAGGGGCTTTTAGCTTTGACTGAATAATCCCTAATTTCTCATATATATTCATTACTATTCCTCCTTGTCATAAACCACATGCTTACTGCTCTCAATAATCAGCAAACTCGCAATATCTTTCATTGATAAGGTTGATTCGTTATAGATTTCAACCAGTGCGTTGTATGCACCTGCTGATACTTTCACGACCGGGTTGTCCTTATCGGTTGCCGGCTGCTTCTTTCTTGCCGGAATACGGATTTCAAATTCACTCACTGATACTTTCCTCCTTATATGATTTCTGGGCCGTTAAAAGCCCATTTAAAGCCTGTACATAACTCGCCAATGCTCTCGCCTTGTATGATTCCTCTATCGGATTATCCGGCACAATAGCAAGCTGGGTGTCAATCAATCTAACAATCTCATTAATGCGTTCTTCCATGTTTACACCGCCTTAAAAAAGCAATACAGGTTGTCTGATCTGTCGCCCTCTCCTGGAACAATCTTTCCATCTTCCTTTCGGTCTCCAGCGTGATATTCGATTCTGTCCAGGTACATGTCCGCATTTTCATAATCAAGGATATTGTCTCCTCGACTCTGCATTTCCCGGAGAAGATCATTGATTACCTGGGCCAGGGTGAGTGTAGGTAGCATTCTGAGCATTGATGTCTCATACATCATTAGCATTCACCTCTTCTTCAAGAAGTCTAAGCATGTGAGTTTTAGCTTTTTCAAACTGTCTACGATTAAATTTTTCTTGCGCGTCACTTAATAAGAGCGTGTATAATCCATCATATCCATGATCCTTTTCAAAACCTCTATCCATGATATAGATGTTAACAGATCCAGTTCCAGTGCTAATATCAATGGATAAATAAGCAGGTGTTTCATTATAAATACGTTCTCCGAGATCAATAATCTCTTTAATCATTTTCCACAACATTTCCATTCTCCTTTCTTAAAGCAGTGCTAAATACGTAAACAATGCGAATACGATACTTGCCAGGACTTGCTGCAAGTTCTTCTCCCACATCCACACCGGAAGAAAAGTAAGCAGAATCCCAATAATCGCACTGACTACGATATCCTTTCTGTTCTGTCTAGGTGATTTCATTTTTTTCCCTCCAAAAAGAAAAAGATTACAGACTGTAAGCAATATACCAGAAGATATTAGTAATGATTAACAGCGCGGCAGTCAAAAGCCATGCACTGAACCACTTCTTAGTCTCTCTTTTTGCTTTTCTTACGATTTCAGTAGCTAACGCTGTCTCGAAATCGTTCCATGTAATCTTTTCATTTGTTACATTTTTTTTATTTTCCATGTTATTTTCCTCTCGCTTAATATTGACTTTTTAGCGGATAGAGGATTATAATTTACCTGTATCCACTAAGGTTGGTTTAGTGGCTTACTGCTCCGGGGTGGAGGTGCCGACTCCCTCCGGGGCGCTTATGCCAAATTTGCTTCTTTTCTTCTGTAATAGTCCAAGATAATTCTCGAACATTCATCGACGATTTTTTGATTGTCTTCCGGTGTATTATCCTTGCAGTAATCATCATGTATTCTGATTATCCCGCCAGATTCATTTTTTATTGTTTTAATTACTGCCATAAGAATCTCTCCTTTCTACGATAGATTATGATGCTTCTTCTATTTTGCTTCTTCTGCAAAATGTTTCTCCATGAGATCGGCAATCATCAAGTATTCTTCGGCGATTTTGCCTTTTCTGGTATTTTTCACCTGTTCGCGGAACTCTGGAATTGTTCCATAGAAGCAGCCGCAAGACACTTTAACTTGTTTGTCCTTACATCTGAAGAATGTAGTTGTGCGGAATTGAGTACCGAATCCATGAATAGTTGCGTAATCTGCATTGTCGAACACCCTTGCATTGCCGAACACCCATGCATTGTCGAACACCTCTGCATTGCCGGACACCTCTGCATTGTAGGACACCCATGCATTGCCGAACACCTCTGCATTGTAGGACACCCTTGCATTGCCGAACACCCTTGCATTGCCGGACACCCTTGCATTGTCGGACACCCTTGCATTGCCGAACGCCCATGCATTGCCGGACACCCTTGCATTGTCGAACACCCTTGCATTGTCGAACACCCTTGCATTGTCGGACACCCTTGCATTGTCGAACACCTCTGCATTGTCGAACACCCATGCATCGCCGGACTGGTTTACATTTTCTTCTTTTTCTACCCATCCACCAGTTTCTCCGGCTTCTACATTCCCAAATGATATGAGCGCCTTGATTCGAAAAAGCTTCTTCCCGAAAATGTTAATTTTGGTTTCTGATGTTAATTCAAATTTCTTCATGTTTTCCTCCTTATATATGGTTTGATTAGGTTATATTTACTTTTAAGAATTTTCTTCTTACTCCTGATCAAAAAATATTTGGCACATAAATATAATCCATAGGAATTGATGATAATTCACTAATCTTTCTAAGCTGGTTGATTGTTGGTTCTTTTTTATAGGATTCAATTTCTTTCAGCTCTTTTATGGAAATTCCTAATTCTTTTGCAAATCCGTTTCTGCCGAGCCAGGAATTTGTGATGCACGCAGAAATCAGAACACATGGTTCGGAACTGTTTTCTAATATTTCTTTCCATTTTTCTCTTCTTTCAGTGCTTTTCCCATGGCTTAAAGCCCAGTCTTTGTGATTATTCCATTTCTGATCTTTGTAGTTATAACCAGTTGACGGATTTAATGTCCCAAGTTTTTTCTGCCATTCATGCTCTTTTTCTTTTTCACTATAATCCGATATTGTGTCAATCGTCTCACAAGTTAAATTGACACCAAAAGTATCACAATCAGATTGAAAAAGTTCGACAGTATGTCTGCCAGATTTTAAAAGATTTAAATGCTCTGCAAATCTGGATTTAACATTTCTTGTGCTGCCTACATATTTCTTTCCTGTGACTACATGAGTAATCACATATACATATCTCGGAAATTTCATTTTAAAAATCCTCGTTTCGTGTTATACTCCCTGTACGGGGAGGTGATTAAAATAAATCAAATCATTTCAATTTTAAAATCAACTAAAGAAATCATTACATTTGAAAATGTTTCCTTTATGCTTGGGTTAATAGGGTCTGCTGGAACTGCATGGAACTTATTCCAATCTCGAAAAAAGATAGAGTTTATTCCTATTGGTTTCAAGTTGAAAGATAATAATGAACTGATTGTTCATTTTGAAATCATCAATCATTCCAGAGTTGCCATATCAATCGTAAATATTTCTTATGTGTATAGCGGAACCCATTATTCATGTTTAAAAGGGCGTGCTATTGGCGAATCAATTTATCACGAAAGAATGCAACTAAAGAACCTAACAGACTTCTATACACAACCTTTTCCACTACAATTGGTTGGACTTGGCGGTACTTCGGAATATATTCGATTTGAACTTCCGAAAGAAATTCATCCAGATTTCTCCAAACCTCAGACTTTTCAAGTGTCTGCCAATCGTGGAAGGGCAACTGAAATGAAACTTCTGCTAACTGATTCGGATTCGTCCAATTTACATAAATTTCATATTCGGACTTCAATCCGTTCTCTCTTTCAAAAGTGGTTTTCAAGCAACCATCATTGAAAGTTTGAGATATCAGCTTTCCACTACCAAGCGGACTGTATTTCATGTTTTCGCCTCCTTGCTAGTTAAGAACTTTGAACTTTTTCTTTAAAAAAATAGTCTTGTATATCATCAGCAGAAAGTTCTAACAGATTGACTGCCTTGCAAATATCTGACTGCTTCCAAAACAGCTTTCCGTTGAGTTTCAGTGATAATGTACGTTCTGACCACTTCATAGCATTTGCAAAGGAACTCTGACTATCATATTTTTCAATGATTCTTCCTTTGAGCTTACTGTAATCAAATGCCATATTTCACACTCCTTTCTAGTTCAATGTTTTGAACTAATTATAATATAACACTGCGTTTTCATTATGTCAATAAATATTTTCAATATTTTTAACTTTAATGTTTTAAGTCTTGAACTTTTGTTTAATATGTGATATATTATCATCAGAAAGCGAAAGGAGAATAATATAATGGAAAAGGTTAGTTCATCAGAAAGATTTAAAACATTGATGGACGAACGCAATCTGAGACAGGTTGATATTCTTAATCTCGTTCTTCCATACTGTAAGAAATACAATGTGAAAATGAATAAGTCGGATATTAGCCAGTACGTTTCTGGAAAGACAGAACCCAGTCAAGAAAAACTGGTTGTCTTAGGAATGGCATTAAATGTCTCGGAATCGTGGTTGATGGGATTTAATGTAGGACGTGCCAGAAAAGACACTTCCGAACAGGCGAGAGAAGATTTTAATCTGATTTCAAAATTCTCATTATTAAGCGAGCGCGACCAAAAAATTGTTTTAAGTCTAATTGATTCCATGCTTTCTAATCAATAAAAAAAGAAGTGGGGCTTAATTGCCCCACCTCTCCAGAAATAGCTTTATGAATGTGTAAAGGTACTCTAATGTGCCTATTTTTTTTATTCCGTTTATCATTTCAATAATCTCTTTCTTGTAATCCATTTTCCGTCCCTCCCAATATCGCACAATAAGAACATTTGTTCTCTTTTTATTTCATTATACCCTCTTCTCAGAGATATAGAACGGACTGGATCATACTTCTCGCCCTCTGCTTAAACAGTACGCCCTCATTTTGCCTTGAACGATTAAAAAAGAAATGACATTTGCATTCCGCAGAAATATTGTTGCTTTTCTTCACAACAAATGGCTGCTTTTCTTCTTCAGATATGGTCTCCTGTGTATAATTATGTATTACGTATTGATTATTGGCACTTGTCTTAATAATCACTTCGGAATCTGTTGGATCAATGCTCTCACATAGCGGCGCACGTACAGAAAATGTGAGCATTATCCCAAACAGAAAAAATATAACCAGCTTTTTTATTCCTTTCATAAAATCCCTCCAAAATTAGTTTATATTATACTCTCAATATAACAATTATACAATATCTCAATCTTGCACAAATTTTCTTACATTAATGCTGTATTTGACGAAAATCGAGAAAATTCTACATTTCCCAACAAAAAAAGAACTGAGGAGTTAAGTCCCCAGTTCCATTTTTTTTAAGATATAAAATCACTATTGTTATAAGATTTATTTTTTACAACGACTTTTACTTTTTTACTGATTTTCCCAGCTTTTACAGTGATGTAAGCCGTTCCTTTCTTTTTAGCAACTACTTTGCCTTTTTTATTTACAGTTGCAATCTTTTTATTAGATGATTTGAAACTAATCTTATCAGCTGCATTAAATGGAGTCTTACTTGCCTTTAAAGTAAAACTTTTTCCTTTTACCAGATTAATCACTGTTTTATTTACCATCAATTTAGTAGTTTTTACCGCCTTGCTCTGTACGGTAAGATTAATATTTACAGTAAATCCGCTTGCTAGTGTTGCTGTAAGAGTAGTCTTTCCTGTTTTCTTCAGAGCTGTTATTTTAAATGTTCCATCCTGTTTGATGTTGCTGATTTTTACGAGCTTTTTATTTTTAGGAATAACCGATTTTAAATAATCTCCTTTTGCCATACCAGTAATTTTTACTGCAGCTGTGCTTTTTCCTTTTTGCAGAATAACACTTTTATAATTAGCACTTCCTGTTGGTGATAAAATATCTCCGTACTTAACATCTCGTGATCCGCACCTCAAACAATATCTAGCCATCTCTGATCTGGACATTATGGTTGCTGTTTTTTCAGTTTCCCAATCACTCCATTTATGCCCTAATGCTTGCGCTAAGACCTGTCCACATTCAATGCATTTCTGTGATTCTGTACAGGTTGCTTCTGTTCCAGGAGTGTGATCTCCGCTCTTAACAAGAATAGCTCCACACACCGTACACTTTTGAGGTTTTGTACATGTTGCTTTAGCTCCTGGTTTATGTCCAAGTTCTGATTTTAAAACTTTTCCACATTCTATACATTTCTGTGGCGTGGTACATGTTGCAGCTGGTCCCGGCTCATGCTGTCCGATTGTGCATCCGCTTACAGTAGGTACTGGAACTTTTACATCGTACAGATCAGCAACCTCTACACTTTTAGAATGCACAATTCCTTTATTATAAAAATTTCCTCTTGGATAATATACAACTTGTCCATCAACCATATGTGATGCTCTTTTTTCCAGAACATTATTATTGTAATAGTTACGGCAATAAACATTACCAGATACATTAATTGTTCCGTAATTATAAAAACTTCCGAGAATATACAAATTGCCCTTAACAGTTAAATCACCGTAAAATGTATAAGTGGCATTATCCCCAATATACATGTTTCTCGCGACAACTCTTCCACTATACTCCATGATGTCATTGTTTGTTACAAAATCCCCCTCTTCTGTAGTTCCCATTGATACATTGATCCTGGATGCATATACAGGAGCTGCTACGCTGATTACAGCCAGAAGCATAATTAATAGTAAACATTTTCTTATCTTTTTCATGTTAACTTTCCTCCCTTTGTTTTGATTATATTATACTATTGCAGTTAGGAAAAAGATAGATGGATTTTTGCTGAAAGCTTTTATATTTACTTATGTTTTGTTACATGTTATTATATTTTTACACAAAAAACCGACTCTTGCGACCAACAGGAACCGGTTTAATAAATAAGATAATCTCGGAGAAAATCTTACCTACACCATAATTATATCATCTCCTGGATTATCGCACAAGTAAAAAAAAGGAGAATGATAAAATGAATGAATCAGTATGCATCTATCTAAGGAAATCCAGAGCCGATCGGGAAGCTGAAGCACATGGAGAGGGCGAAACTCTTGCCAGACATGAACGGATCCTGTTAGATCTTGCAAAGAAAAAAGAGTACATTGTGGGCGCAATTTACCGCGAAGTGGTATCTGGAGAAACTATCGCCGACCGCCCTGTCATGCAGCAACTCCTCCGCGAAGTAGAATCCGGCATGTGGGATGGAGTTCTGGTAGTGGAAGTTGAACGACTTGCCAGAGGTGATACTATCGACCAAGGCGTTGTATCCAGGGCTTTCCAGTATTCTGACACGAAAATTATTACCCCCACAAAAATATATGATCCAAACAATGAATTTGATGAAGAATATTTTGAGTTTGGGCTATTTATGAGCCGCAGAGAGTATAAAACCATCAAGCGCCGACTGAACGCCGGAAGAATCTCATCGGTAAAAGAGGGTAAGTATTGCGGCAACAAACCACCTTACGGATACGAAAGAGTTAAGCTCGAAAAAGAAAAAGGCTATACTCTCCGACCTGTTCCGACTCAAGCTGAGATTGTAAAAATGATCTACACCTGGTATGCCGGTGATGGCTGCGAACAAATTGGAGTTGCGAAGATTGCACGGAAATTAAATGAAATGGGAATAGAATCTGCACTATGCGGCGACTGGACTCCTGCCAGTATACAGGGGATCCTAACAAATCCGGTATACATCGGGAGAATCCGGTGGAATGGCCGAAAAACAGTAAAAACTATACAAAATGGCCAGGTAATTAAAACACGTCCTCGATCAAAAGATACTCTTATCTGTGATGGATTACATCCAGCTATTATATCGGAGGATCTGTATAATTCCGTCCAGGAAATTCGAAAAAAGAATCCACCTCGCCCAGTTAGTATAGCAAACTCGATTCATAATCCACTTGCCGGAATTGTCTATTGCAGCAAATGCGGTCGTGCCATGGTTCGCCGTCCTTATCAAAAGCGCGGACAGGAAGATACCCTCATGTGTCCATATACGTCTTGCCCCACAGTAAGTAGCAAGTTGTCTCTGGTTGAAAAAGCTGTGATTGATGGAATTAAAGAGATCGTGGAGGAATACAAGTTAAACAATGATATTAATACATCTTCAAAGACCATTGATTTAACAATAATTTCTAAACAAAATCTTATACGCGAAAAAGAAAACGAGCTGGAAAGCTTAAACGCCCAAAAAGCAAAACAATATGATCTGCTTGAACAGGGTATCTACACCACAGAAGTCTTCCTCGAACGCTCCAAAACAATAGCCGCATCTATCCAGTCATGCTCCGATACTATAGAAAAATTAAAAGAAGAAATCAAACATGAGCAGAATATTATAAAGCAACAATCAGATTTTATTCCTCGTTGCGAAGAACTGCTTGATAACTATTGGAGCCTTGACACAGAATCCAAGAATAAAATGCTTAAGAGTTTAATTGAAAAGGTTACATACTCAAAAGATACCAAAAATGCTTATGGGAAAGGCAACGAGATTGGTTTTCAGCTCGACATTTTCCCAAAAATCCAGAAGAATAATTAATGATATCTTCTATGAGCTGACGAACTGGCACATTGATGTTATCAGTAATTAAATAAAAGAAATTCCCGGGGCTAATTCCCCGGGATATTTTTTACTGTTTCTTAATATATTTTGCAGATACGAAGCCATAATATTTTCCTGCAATACGGATATAATACCACTTACTACCGTTTTTATCTTTCTGGGTAAAATTCATTACTTCCACTTCATTTCCCTGGTTAAGAGTTGGATATTTTTTAATGTTCGGGTACTCAGTTCCAGACCAGGTACGCACATTAAGCACAGTGGCGGTTACATTCCCCTTGAAAAGCACCTGTGTCTTATCCTGTTTTCCTGTAATAGTAGCGGATGCGGGGCCACCCTCCTTTGCCAGATATCCAGTCCAAATCCAACCAATACCAATTCCAGAAACTTTAACATGCGTCCATTTTCCACTTACTTTTCCATCAATATCAACAACAGTATCTTTATCAATAGAACCCATTACATATCCATTCGGTGTCTCACGGACGTATAAATCGTTCACAGTCGCTATTCTAGTTCCTGTCTTTTTCCATGTGGCAGTATCTTCATAGGATTCCCAATCAATCCAAACATATCCGTCGATTGCTGGATCGTTGATGGAATAGGACTTATTGCGAACCGCTCCGCCATTTGCCACCACACCAGACGCGCTAGAGGTATTTCCTTCATTTGTATAGATTCTCGAGCTATCAAAACTCTGAATATCAGCCACATGGGAGCCATTTCGGAAGATTACAAGCGCACCTACCTTTGGAGCATTGTGCCAAGTACCTTTTTTCTTAGCCCAATTAGTGATTGATACACAATTGTAAAAACCTCCACCCATAATCTGTAAGGCTTTTGTGATTCCTAGGATTTTCACCAATTTCCAAAACTGGTACTCTGCACACCACGGCTGCCCCTGGCATCCTGGTTGCCCCCAGGAATTTACATCACGTGCAAATTTGGTATAGTTGTTGTATCCTACATTCTTTTTAAAATCATCCAGATAGGCATTACTTTTCTTTTCAAGGTACCCGCCGTTGGATGCGTAATAATCACCAAGGTTTAAAAATTCTTGTAATTTGCTCATTATATCATTCCTTTCATATTGATAAGTACATGATACAGCGAGTAATTGTGAATTTCAGCCCCACATTTTATACAATATACCTACCATGATTAAATTTCACAGAATCATGGCTTATTTTGGCATAAATCATAGTTTTTGTTGCCACAAAGGGAGAGTACTGTGCTATAATAATACTGTACCCTTTGTGGTGCTTGGAGCTGAGTTTTTTGATTGGTCGTCGGGAGTCCAACTCCCTTTTTGTTATTCGGTTATACTGATTACATCATGTATTATCTTTTGCGAATAGAGTTTTTTGCGATTTTATTTATTTTTCGCTAACTATTTATATGGCAATATCTCAAATATTATTTCGATAAATGGTGACAATTATGGCTTTGTCTATCAAAAGGTAGGAAAAATAGTGCAAGTTCATGGATCTATTTCAGCAAAAGCTACATCAATAACTCAAAAATTAGATCTTCCAGACCCTCTTAACAATATATCGTCACAAATAACATTTATGGGGCGTTCTAATAGTAACGGAACAATTGTCAGATTTAGGTTTAATCAACAAAAAGAACTTTTAAGCATAGATAGCACTACGGAAAATCATTTGTATATTATGGATTTTTCTTATCTATCCAAGTAGAAATTTAATTGCAGTAATTTTCCGATAAAATAATTATTTTATGCCTTTATAGTCCATATAGGAGCATTATCTTTCATCATTTGTATGCCATTCATTCCATCCGTATAAAATCCAATGGTTGTTCGTTTTCCATCAGTTGTATAAAAATCCAGGTATGAATTATCTATACCAGAAGAGCCCGAACGGAAAACAACTCTACTTACATTTCCGTTAAAATTTGTTTTGGATGTCTTGCCATTTAAATAGTTAAGCGCCCCGATAACTGTTTTATTTTCGGTTTCCAATTTACTGATCACAGCCGTTGCCATTTTATCAACGACATAATCCCAAAACTTGCTCATTAATCCGCGCCTGTTCTTTTCGTCAGTGGAATCCAACAGCATAACTTCATCATTATCCGATAAAGCTGTACTTTTCTGCGTGTAATTTTTCCAAGTATTATTAGCCATAATTATACCTCCATTGAAATATGTTGTTTAACAAGTTGTTTTAATTCATTCAATTCCGCTTTCACGGAATCAAGCTCAGATTGTAGATTTTTGACTTTCTCATGCTCATTTTTCAGCATTGCGAACATACAGGGAATCATAATACGGTAGTTCCAGTTTTCAGCATGTCCTTTTTCGTTATGATCAACAGCGATTGGAAATCTGCGGTCAATATCCTCCGCGATGAACATTGGCATTTCTTTACCGCACCGTTCATCTTGTTCCATAAGATATCCGTCTTTGTATTTCGCCCAGATTACTTTGATTTTATAGAGGTCTTCCAGTTCGTCTTCTTTTACGGTTTTCCCGAGTACTTTATAATGCATAGAGGATGATGCAATTGTTCCGACATCTCCATTATTATTTTTCCCCAAGTTACTACCGGTTATGAGCTTGGGCATTTCTGGCACATTGAGAGTCAGAGAACTGCTTCCGGTTGTCTCAACTTTCATCCTAGATACTGTTTTTAAAAGAAGACCAGCTTGTTTGCTCTCCAAAACAGTCCAATATCCATCAGAGTATTGCGCGGATAAATCAAGAAGTCCATGAACATGGGAGGAATCGTAACCAGCTGTAGCTACAGACTCATTTATCTGGAACCACTCTTTTCCCTTGAAGTTTTTAAAGCCAACCGAGTTATCTATTTGAGCTATTATATTTCCATTCGCGTCGTACACCTCAAAGGTGCCATATCCATTATTTGGACCGCCAAGCTTTAACGTTCCGCCCTTCGCATAAGTGAACGAAATATATAACTGGTTGCCCTCTTTATAAATTCCTTTCATGGAACCATTATTTGTAAGAAGATTAAATATCTCTTCATGGGTAAGTGCGTCCACATCTATCACCACAGGGACAGATTGCATATCCAGCTGATTTGTAGTTCCATCTGCTGCATACAGGATAAATCTAACAGACACAATGCTTCTATCCAGTGAGCTAACAGTATAACTTTTACTCGGCTCATTTACAGTTGAAACCAATATGTTTGTAAATGTAGAGCCATCCATGGAAGTCTGCACATACCATCTACCGGAATATGCCGTTCTTGTAGCACTGTCGCCATCTCGATAATAAGCTTTTGCCGTAATTGTACTTGGTACAACCTTGTCATTCTGACCTCGTTTTAGGATATTAGATGAAAGCTCGATAAAATATGTCCTGCCAGGTACACCTTGTTCTCCTTTATCGCCCTGTTCACCTTTTATCTTCGTCCAGCTATATTTTGTCGGGTCAATGGAATCATCCGGCGTGTCGTAATCAGTATATTGGCCAATATACTGCTTTCCGGCACTGACAACTACATCAAAGCCAGTTTTTCCGTCCGCACTATTCGCATAAGCTATGTGGAAATATGGCGTCTTTCCGTCCGCACCTGCTTTTCCAGGGATACCTTGTGCGCCATTCGCGCCTTTTACAAGTGTCCACGCGTAATCATCTGGATTAGTACTATCTTGCTCGGTAAAATCCGCATACATACCGATATACTCACGATTACTGTCCGACACAGAGAAATCTGTTTTTCCATCAGCACTGTTTGCATAGGCTAAGTGTGTTCGCTGGGATAATCCATTAGAACCTTGGTATCTGCTCCAAGTGTAATCTGATGGGTTATTACTGCCCACTTCTGCTCCAGATTTTAAAAATCCAATATAGGGAATTTCTTCAAGTGAAATGCAAATAGCGTTCCCATCTGTATCACAAATAACATTCCCATCGGAATCAAGCCAAAGTACATATTGAGGATTATCCGTCATGTCCTCGCCATTCGGCATAGAAGAGTATCGTATTGATGGGGATACGCCTGGAATACCCTGATCTCCTTTCGGTCCCTGGAGGCCGTCAACGCCATCTTTGCCGGCGTAAATTTTAGCCAGCGAAAATCTCTTAACTACTGATAGAACGCTGATATATGTTGCTTTAATATCTACCCATCCATCGTCAGCGGATAATGCTGTTACCGTGTATGTCTTAGTTGAATTGTCCCAGGATCCTGTTACGCTATCTGATTTGATAATTGTAAACTTACAATCAGATGTAATATCCTGTGTTCCGTACATTACGACCGCCTGTGTACTCACGTTACTAGGAAACGTTCCATAATTTCCATCAGAATCAACAGAAACGCCTTGGTATTCGTTACTCAGCTGCAAGGTCATATTCTTGGCAAGAGCCGCCGCTTCCTGCGCGGATTTAGCTGCCGCTAAAGCATCCTCGGAATCCTGTAATGCTTTTGTTACGTCCGTGTCTTTTAATCTTTCCCAGTAATACCCTTTTCCATCATTGCGGAATCTGTAAGCATGGCTGTCTCCATCATAATACAGATCACCTACATGCTTACTCATTTCTGTATCAGTTAGCCACTCGTTTGCCGGGTAATTGCTAAGTGTAGGTGCAGGAGTTCCGGTCCAGGTATTGATATTTCCGTCAATCTGACCTTGCATACTGTTTAACAGTCCGTCCAAAGGTGATGCACCGATTCGCACGGATGCGCCGTCAATTACAATCTGGTTATTATCAATATCGGCTGAAAAGATAATCTTTCCGTTTGTGTCACGCACGACTAACGCGCCGGTATTAATATAACTTGCATTGATTCCCTCTGCATACAGAAGCCTTGCAATAAGCTCTCCATTAATATTTAATCCATAAGGATATGTCTTTCCTCCATCCATGGAAATGCCGATTGCTTCTGCCGTAAACTTCCATACAATATCAGATTCTTCCAGTGTAGGCTTATTGTGCGCATAATAGATATTGCTACCATCATCCTGTGGCTCTACAGTCATGTATAAACCACCAGAAGTTTTAAGCGTATTATTAAGCCTTTCAACGGCTTTTTCGCGCTCTGTGCGTTCATCCTTAACAAGTTGTCTTGCTTCTACCAGTGCTTTTGTAGCTGCTGACATATATGTACTGCTATTTCGGACAGGATCATCTGCCTGAGTTTTTACAGTGGTAATGCCATTTAACGGAGATGATACATCAGTGATTGGCGTAAGATATTTATTGCCATTTCGATCAAAACTGTACGCCATGTCACCAAACTCTAACAGAGGATTATAAATCAGATCCCCTTGCAGATTTCGGAATTTAGCCCCGACCAAATTACCGCCAATCCATGCCGCTACAGTTCCGAGGTCACTGTCAGACAGAAGATTGTTTTCTAACTCCAACACATATCCAGCAGTTCCAAACAGGGATTCAGATTCTTTGTTTTTTACTCTGATACCAGTAATTACAATATCATCACTGGAAAGTGTAGGACTACTCACGTAATCCTCTAATTTAAACGGAACTGAGGAGCCGTTTTCGACAGCTCCAAAATTCCACTTAATAAATTGCAAATACCCTCTATTGTCAATTCTGGCGTTTGCTGTCTCCAACATTGCCGCCCATCCGATCAATTGGCGGAATGTCATATTATCTGGGAGCGCTGTGACAATTACATTTCCATGTGCCATAGAGGAAAACCCCATAGGGATATTCAAACTCTCGCAAGCGTCTCTTACCAGCGCCATAATCGGCTGTGGAAGCGTCAGAGCACTATAATATTTAGCATTGGTTTTATACATGTCATCCAGCGCCGTAAAGCTCAATATTTCGCCGTATTGCTCTGGCGTGGTAATTGTATAGATACCCTTATCAATCGTCTCGTATCGGTCTTCTGAGGCGGCTCTGGAAAGGACTATGCTGTTTCCATCAGTATCGAGAATTGGCTCATAAAAATCATTCATCCAAATTGATTCACTGGCCGGTTCCGCTACGGAAGTCTGGAGCTTCAAATAGGTATGAACCTTTGCCTGGTAGAAATTATAATCTTTCCACTGATCCTCTGTATTATCCAATTCAAGCTTCATCGTTTTGCAGACTGTAGCACCGACTGGAAAGCTGCTACTCTCCGCACAATCGGAAAAGTCATTGTTGCCGATCATAATCTCGTTTTCAAGTGTCTTTGTTGTTCCGTCAGCAAAGGTGATCTCCACGATTTCAATTACTTGCTCACCATCCTGCAATTTTTTTTTGAAAATGTTTGATGCATTAATCAAGCGGATTCACCCCCTGCATATTAAAAGATATTTTTGATACAAATTTTAAGTCTGGAGATATTTCTCCAATAGTTAGGCTTGCTTTTCCAACATAAAACGGGTCTGTTCGCCATGCCATGTGATACAGTGACCAATGATACAAATTGAAAGTTTTTCCTTTTGCGATAATTTTGAGAATTTTGTTTGCTTCTATGACTGGAACGTTTGATGCTTCATAGCTATATTGTTCAACTGTAAATAGTGGAGTCAGTAATGCTTTTCCAAACTGCGTACGGTTACTACCTTCTGAATAAGTTGTTTCAAGGTTGTAACCCATATCCTTGTCCGGCTGATAGATGGAATCCCCATTCATTTTGTATCGTTCCGTTATGTTTTTTGGAATCGTTGCCACGCTTCCACCTCCTATGCCAGTTCAAACGGATTTGTACCGCTTGCATCACGTCTTAACTTTGCTTCGTCAATCATCTCATCAAATATCGTTCTGCGGTTCAATTGCGCTGTGAATCTGTAATTTCCGCCACCGCCCTGATTTCCGCCGGATTCCTCTCTTACAATCTGCCTTAACAGGTCTTCCGGTGTCTCTAAGTTGCGCCCATTCTTCTGATCTCCAAGCACTGCAAGGAACTCTGATCTTGGCGGGATAACGGCACCTTTTGCAAGATATGGAATTGTAGGAACTCTTGGGAAATTAGCCGTAAATCCAATTGTTCTTGAACCAAAAGGAGTTGGAATCTTCCATGGTCCGAATGTAAATGCTGATTCAATGCCGCCGATTGCACTGTTTACAGTTCCAATAGCGCTGTTTGCAATTCCAATTACCTTATTTAAAATATCTCGAATGGTTGTCTTTATCCCCTCAAAAACTTCAACAACTTTGTTCTTTGCAGCTGTAAATTTATCTACAATTGCATTATGGATAGCTTCTACTTTTGTACTCACAAAAGTTGTAACACTACTCCAAATATTTTGAGTTTTAGTTTTAACAGATTCCCAAATATTTGATATTTTTGTCCTTAAATTCGCAAGTAAATTGGAAGCATCCCTAACTAAAACTCTAGTTTTTTCTACAACCCAATCTTTTAACTTTGTTGCCGCATCACAAATTTTGTCCCAGTTTTTATAAAGCAATACTCCGACTGCAATAGCCGCAGAAATAGCAATTGCGAATATTCCTCCAGGCCCAAGGGTTGCCACAAGAGTTTTTATTCCACTCATAATTCCGCCGGCACCAGTGATTAATGTAATTACGTTTTTCCCAATTCCGATAATTTTACTTACTGCTCCAACTATTGTTGTTGCCAACCCAACTATTTTCGAAGCAGCAAAAGCACCAAGTAGTACGGCGCCAAAAGTTTCTACAATACCTTGATGTTTTGATAAAAAATCTAACAATCCAGATACAGCATTGATTACTGTGGGAAGACCTGTCTCAATAATCCATTGGAGAACTGGTAATATTATATTTGCGTAAAGCCACTCGAGCGTACCTCCTATAGTTTTTATTATTGGAGCAAACGTTCCAGTCAAATTACTGATAGATTGTAATAATGGGTAAAAATTAAGATTCTGTGCCCATCTTGCAGTATCGTTTGCAATATTGTTGATAAAAGTTAATATAGCCTGTAATGCATTTGCTATATTCTGAATAATCGTTGTTCCAACTTCATTTTTTTTCCAAGCATCGTCCAAACGGCTTGCAATATTTCCGATTGTAATAAGTACATTTTGTGCGATCTGGAGCATTGTATTTAAAATAGTGGTTCCTGTACCGTTAGTCCACACACTTGCAATACTTCCACCTACGTCCTTTGCGAGCTTTCCAAGGCTTGAAAAAGAATATGTAGCTGCATCAACAGTATTTTTCCCTTCGCTTTTCCAGGCATCTTGAAATGGTTTCCATATTTTTTTTAATAAATCAGCTAGTTTTTTTGCAGATTCACTAATCTTATCAAGAGCATTTTCACCATCTGCCAATTTTCCATAATCCACTGTTCCTACGTTGGCTTTTGGAATGTTATCAAGACCATTTTTAGATCCGCCAGAACCAGATGGAGATGATGATACACTGTCGTTTGATGTGGCTTTATGAATTTCATCCAAAGTTGAAAGATAATCCTTAGAAGCCTTTTGAGCTTTTTTTGTTTCTTTCGCAGTCTCTTTTGTAGCATCTGCCAAATCTTCTGCATTATCAGCAGCCGTTCCATATCCCTCCGCTGTCTCCGCTATATTTGCTCCTGCAATTCCTGCACTAGCAGATCCTGTTGCTCCAGATGATTTTTTACCAGTAATTAATTCCGTGAAAGACTTAAACGCATTGGCTAAAGTTGCCAATTTAGCCAACAATGTATTGATAACCTTTAATACAGGCGAAAAAAGATTAATAAGTCCTTGTCCGATTGTTGCTTTTAAAGATTGTAACTGCAACTGCATAACTCTGACCTGATTCGCCCATGAATCAGATGTGCGGATAAAGTCGCCTGATGCCGCAGATAACTGATCTTGTACAAATTTGAGTCGGAGAGCTACTTTCTCCTGCTCGGTCATGGCGGATGTAGTTTTTCCATAACCATTTGCCAGTGCGTACTGGTCTAGTGCCGACTGGGTCATTACCACGCCGAGATCTTTGAGCGTTTCCGTTTCACCTGTAAACACGGATTTTAGCTTGATATAAGCCAAGTCCTGACTGATGTTATAAAATGATGCCACATCACCGGTTAGCTGTGTTAGAGCCGTTGACATGTCATAAGCCTGTGCTTCTGAGAATCCGAACGACTTTGACATTGCCCCGAATGTACCAACATACCGCTTTGCCATAGTCTCCGATAGTCCGGCGCTGGTCATAGCATTCTTTGCAAATTCGTTTACCTTGTCAGACATGGTTGTGAATGTAACATCAACCACGTTCTGCACTTCTGCAAGGTCGGAACCAAGTTCTATAGACTCTTTACCAAACTGAATTAGCTTGCCAACAGCAAATGCAGAACCAACCAAAAAACCAATTCGCTTTACTATCGTTCCTAATCCTTCAAACTGACGGCCTAAAAGATTTACTTTTCGACTTGCGCCGGAAATGTCCATTTTATTAAATGAGTTAGAAACCGTGGTACCTGTTTTTTTTGCCGAATTCCCCATTTTGTCCATAGAGTTTTCGACTTTTTCTGATTTTTGCTGTAAAGATTGAAACGAATCTTCGAGTTTTTCAAATCCATCGTGAAATATGCTATTAATATTTGCATTTATTTCCTTGACCGAGTTTGCTAAATCTTTAAATGCCGCTTGTACTTCTTTGACACCAGACGATATTCCGTCAGTATCTATTCTGGTATCAATGATAATTGAGCCATCAGCAGCCATGTGTCCACCTCCTAACTATTTGAGGTTCAACATCTCATTTAGCTTATCTTTGTAAGCTTGCTCCTCTTCGCTGAGACGTGTTTTTATATCAATAATGTTCTTATTTTCCTGATAGAATTTCTTTTCCCATTTATCGAGCTTTTCGCCCTTTGCCTTTTTTGAACGAATTCCAACTACGGTATTAAAAAGACATTCGCCAGACTCCATAAAGTACCCGAAAAACGTCCACCAGTGCATATAAGGCACTGCTCTGATTTCTTTACCGGCAACCTTGTTTACAGCCGGAACAATCATGTCGCCGTCCTGTTCCCAGTCCATTAAGCGGGGTTTGGGTTTATTCGGACTATTATCAACTTGACCGCAGTCAATAAATTCGCAAGCTTTCTGATAAGCTTCTGTAAGATGTTCTGATGGTATGCTCTGCCAGTCCTCAAACAGAATCTGTAACATAACAACTGCTTTTGCCTGTTTGTCTAACTCTGGATCATTCTGCGCAATGAGAATATCAATGATTGCTCGAAAATCCGTTCTAATATAAAAATCCACCCCACTTATGTTTAGTGAGGTGGGAAGCTCATAGGCGGTCATTTTGTATACTTCTCCGTATACTTATTGACTGCTGTCTGCATTTTCTTTTTCCTCTTTTCGATTTCCGGTGCGATTGCTCCTGCGATTTTATCCAGAACAATATAAGCAAATACCTGACCATTACCGAATACAGTTGTTGCGGTAATTGGTTCCTTGAACAGATCTTTGGATGCCTCATATCCAAGTAAATAATTGATTTTATCCTCGATCTGTTTATTCAGTTCTGCCATCTCTTTACCGGAAGTAACTTTCTGAATAGAATCTTTGAATTGTTCAAAATATTCTGTCAGCTCCTCTGCACGTGCTGCTACATTGATATCGGTCGGGTTCAGTTTGAAAGAAGAAAAAACTTCGTCTTCGTTATTTGTGAATGTAAAAATGAGAATTCCATCATCAATTTTGGTATTAATTACTTTTGCCATTTGGCGTGTCCTCCTTGTATATGTGCTTATTCACTGTCGGCTGTGAATGTACCGGAACTGATATCAAATTTTCCTTTTACACGCTCGCCCACATAGTTCACGGTAAAGGGAATCTGATAGCCGGATGTATCACCACCGTAGGAGGTTGGCACAACATAACAATCCTGCTGGTATGCTTCGTACTTGCCTGCTGTGGCTTCTGTCCAGAGATGAACCTCAACTGCTTTTGTTTTGAGGTTATCGTCTTTAAGACGTCCATCTACGATCTTCTGCAATGCTGTGAACAGATCAGAAGTAGTGTCTGCATAGAATGGATCAGCGTCAGAAGAAACTTCGTAGCCGTTGTGTTTGAATGTGGATTCTCCAAGAATGTTTTTAGATGTTTCGGTATCTGGATTGAGTTCTACATTGTACTCTTCCAGATCTTTTCCAAGACGCTCATATTTCGGTGTCAGTCCTCCACAGAGAGAACCTGCATCGATATAATGAGCCATATATTTACGGTCAATCTTGCCTGTAACTGCCATAGAAATGTCCTTTCTGCCTATAACTTTTAAAAGGCTGTGTAGGTTAGCGACTATCTCCGATTGATAGCCGGTTAGTTGTTATATTTAAGTGGTGTAATCACCATTTTTCCCAGTCATATTCGTATTTTACTGTGATTGGAAGCAACCAGTCCTGTACGCCGTTCTCCTGCGGCTCTGTGCCGTAGGAATTATCGCGAATGATGCGTTTTATCACTCGCCCTCTGGAAAGCTCTGGAAAAGCGGATAAGCGCGTCTCAGTGCCATCTACTGTGACTGGTTCCCGGCAAATCCACTTGCCAAGGTTGTCCAGAAACTTCTGAACAGATAGCTTCTGACGCTCCTTTTCGGAAGCTGTGCGATATACCACGATAAAGGGGTACTGGCACACCTGGTGCATCGTTCCACATACATCCTCTTTTTCTGAATAGATTAATGCTCCTGCATCCGCAAAGAACGCAATTCCACTGTCAGTTCCCAGTTCTTCATATTTAATTGTTTCGCCATCATATAGACCGGGATATTGATTTAGAAGTAGTTTCATGGTATCTGCTAAAATGTCTTTTCCATCTGCATCTTTTTTTACTGACTTAGGCAAGTCATCCATCACCATGTCCATCCCCCCCCTCTCTTATACTTTTACTTTTTCATCCTACTTTCCTAATATTTCAAAATGTGGAATCAGTGTATATGGGCCGCCAACACTGGTAATCTTAAACACGTTATCCTTGCTCTCGTTCATGTATTGATAGAATCCATTCCGATAATCACCATCAGTTATCGTTCCGCCAGTCCATTCCCCCTCCCAGAAGAACGATTCATCCGAGAATGTAATAGTATCCTCCAGAGCGTTGTTAATCTGCCTTTTCCACTCTTTAGGCGGTACATATGGGAGAATCTTACCATTCTTGTCAGCAATGGTTATATCGCCGTTCTGGACGGTATATCGGATGTGTAACTGTGCGTTGTCAGTTGCGTCTGGTCCGTACTTTTTAAGGATTGCTCCTTTGTCGGTAATGAGGTCGACGCCGGATAGCACATGAGGATACCAGTATGCATCTCCTGTCGTGGCACTTTCGTAATAGTTGAAAAGTGTAATTTTAGACGAATACATGATACCCTCTCCTTAATTATTCTTTCTGCACTGTCTGCTTAATAACCTGATTCACGCCAGTGGCCGACAGTCCATTAAACATACCGACCGCAACTGCTGTGATATAATCTGTTGCTGGGAAATCTGGGATAACTCCCATTCCGACAGCTCCAAGAATCCCACCAATAATCGCCATGATTACTGGAATCCATTCATCAGAGATTCTTTTTGATGCTTTACAGCCCATTCCTACAATGTAGCAAATCATAACGATTGCAATACATGAGCCTAATGTTGAAATGTCCATATAATCACTCCTTTATGCTCCAAAATTCAGAGAAAAAGGCTCTCGTAAAGCCTTATATATTTCTCTTTCGATATCATCTTTATATGCCGTTGTGAGGACACCACCGACATTTATAGTCTTTGTTTCTCTCATAAGTGGTTGTGATACTTCTTCTGTAATGCTTGCATCTAAATAGTCTACTCCAACATTTTTACCATTCCAACACTGTTCTTTGTCTGGACAGTTTTCACAGTCTTTTCGCATATCTGAATAAGCCTTTTTATTGCAAATCATACTCACACCCCCGCATATAATACTGGTATTCCATCATCCGTCCTTACTCCCATCAACAGCGGTAAAGCTGTCTTAAGAAGTAAGTCGTTCGTTTTCTGTACGTCCCCGGCGGCGGCATATACTGCACTCCATTCCTTTGCACTCGCTCCAATCTGCTGAGGCGTGGCGTAGAAGATGGATTCACTGCCAGAGGATACAGAGGTTACAACGCCTGTCGTGCTACCACCGGACCCGATTGTGGTTGATGTACCACTAACAGCGGCATTGGTAGCATTCTTCTCAGCAAGCTCAATCTGATACATTAATTCAGCCAATGAACAGACCGCCTTTTTGATACGCTTCTGAGAGCGTTCGTTTGTCGGCAGTCCGTCCACCAACCTGTCAAATGTCATTGTGTCCACAAAGCCACTTGCTCTTTCTGCTAATCGTGGAAAGTCGGTTTCTGGCACAACTGAACCGAAATATGAAGTTGTGTAAAATTCATAATCTGCATAAGCCATGCCAGTTACCTCCTGCAATCATCATTTTGCTGTTACAGTCGCATGCCCGGCACTTAACGCCTTATAGGTACTGTCGCACTCAACCACTGTGATTACCTGCCCTGTTGTTGCAGTAATGTCAGATTCTCCATCCCACGCGCTCCAGTTCTTCACATTCTGTCCGTAGTCTACGGAAGTCTCAGATGATGCAACTTTGTACTTATATACATTCCCTGCGCTTGCTTTTGTCGGAGTGACAGTCACTTTTGTATCTCCGCTTTTACTTCCTGCTGTGGAGTTTACAGTGAGAGTTCCAAGTGTCTGAGTTGTGTTGATAGTTCCGACAGCAACAGCGTCAATATATTCTGCAAAGAGGGTAAGTCCCATGATTGCGAATGATTCAGACACTGCTGTGTGGTAATTGCCCTGTGTATGGAATCCGATCAGATTTGTTTCACCGGATACAGTATATACAAGACCTGCTCTTGCAAAATCAGATTCATTCGGATCCACGTAGTAGAGAACGATGTTTTCTACAGGTGTAGCGATTACTGTTCCTCTCGGAATTTCACTGTCAGATAACAGGAAGATTGTCTTGAATCCCAGGAAGTCTTTCACATACTGGAAGCCGAACTGGTTCTGAATAGAAATCTCAGCTGCTCCGATATACTCGTACACGTCCAGAATATTTACAAATCCAACAACACCAGTCACATTTCTGTGCATCTGCTTGAATTTGTTTTCTACACGGCCCTTAGCCATTGCCAGAGCCATCTGGAAAGTGGTTTCCGTGAATGAGAGAGTACCTGTTTTCAGATAGTTGTAAAATCTTTCAGTAACATTGGTCTGAAGCTGGAAGAGGAATTCATCATCAGTCATCTGAACAGCGTTCTCATAACCGTGATCCTTGATTGCTTCGATAGATACAGCCTTTGCGTACTTCTCGATAGTCATTTCTGCATAGGGTTTTTCTTTTACAACGAATTTGCTATAAGGGATTTCCTCGCCCTCGCCAACATTTCCGTTCTGTAATGTACCCTCTGCATATTTTGATTTAAGAACCGCTCCGGGTGTCTTTTTGATTGGACGCATGATACCAAGGATTTCACGTAAGTGTTCCCAGTTTCTTTCGAATCTGGTAACGAAGTCAATCTCACGTGCTGTGACCTGGATATCGTTTGTCATAATAAGATTAGCTTTTGCTGCCATATAAAATCCTTTCTACCCATAATTGTTAAGGTATTGGGTTAGCGGCTATACTCTGATGTATAGTCGGCGTAAAAAAATCACTGGAATAACTGGATATTCTGAGCAATTGCAGCCTGTCTCTCAGACGGGTCTTTAATTGCTTCGATATCTTTCTTTGTCATGCTTCCCGGCGTCTTCTGCTGCCCAACATGAGTTGTAAATCTTGCCTGATTCTGCTGAGCCTGTTGCTGAGATTCATCCACAAAAGCGGATGCGTCAGTCTGTTTCATCTGCTCAATCAGATCATTCAGTCCAAGTATCTTACCATTTTTCAGCTTTAATCCAGCTTCTTTGATGTCTGCCATGACTGACCTTTTTGCAGCCTCACTGGAAAATTTAACATCATCAAGTGCTGCTTTGAGTGCGTCTGAAAAATCGCGGTCATAGATCTTCGCATTGAATTCTTTCTCTGCGTCCTCAGCCTTCTTCTTCCATCCAGCAAGCTCTGTCTGAATGTTCGCCGGGTCGATACCGTCGAAACCTTTTAAGGTTTCTTCTGCTGTCTCAGCACGTTCTTTCCAGTTATCACGTTCTCCCTCGACTTTCGACAGGGTTTTTGCAACTTCCTTAGCATTCTTATAATGCTCAGAGAGTGCCTTTTTAACATCTGCCTGCTTATCCTCCGGGATTTCAATTCCAAATGATTTTAATGTGTCAATAAGTTTCTGCATATATATCCTCCTGGTCGTGTTTATTGACCTGCCGCCGCAGGTAAATGGATTAAGCCAGTTAGACCACTGGCAAGGTAATGGGAAAGATAGGAATTGAACCTATAATGTTTACCACGAGGGAACGGTTTTACAGACCGCCGCAACACTGCCAATAGTTGCCACTTTCCCAGAAGACACCTTTTCGGGACTATTTGGATTAAATTCCAGTCCACAGGATAAGGATAAACCTATAATCGGAATGGCAGGAATCGAACCTGCGGCACATAGCTTATAAGGCTACTGCTCTACCACTGAGCTACATTCCATATAACCCGGATTCCCGGGTTAGCAAGGTATTTATCGTGTTATGCCTGCCACTATCCGACTTTCACGGAAATGTTGATTCATTTATAAGGAGGTGTTACCAGTCAGTCAAGCCGACTAATGAATATGTCGGAAATTGCATCCGCTTTTCAACCTCCAGATTCCGCTCAAATCTGTTTCTATTAAGGACATATTCACAAAGAAAGGAGGACATGAAACGAAAAAGAAAGCAAAAACTTCTAATCAGCAAACCTTACAAGGTTCACCATGCCTTGCAAGATTATAGTATCACATTTTTTTTAAAAAGTTGTCCCCACATTTGCAAGAGTCAAAGCATACTTCTCAGTTTTTCAACGTATCTTTTAACAAGATCACGCTCTTCCCGGCACTCTGCATCCTTGGACATATCGCTCATTTCTGTAGTAAGTTCGTCAAGATGTTCTTCCAGAGCGGCAAGCATCTTCCTCTTGCAGTCCTCAGACTTTCCAGAACGATAATTCTGTTTCTGTGTCATATAGTCACTGTAAGTGTCTCGTCCATCAGATCGGCTATAATTTCCTCTTCCGGTTCCGTAGTCGCGACTTTCATCACCGTAAGAGGTGCCACGATCATAATCTGGGTACATCATTCTTCCATCACTGCGGCTGTATCTCCCCATGCCGCCACGTTTTCTTCCGCGCTCGCTGTAATCGTCATTGTATCCGCTACGCATTTCATCAAGGACGGCGTTGTAATACTCCACCTTTTTGTCCCAGTACTGCGTGTTTTTTATATCTTTGTACATATCAATCAACTTGTATGTCATTTCCAAGTTTCCAGTGGTCAGCCCACTATCTGCGATTTTGGACAGTTCGTCTTCAATTCTTGCACATAAGTCTTTAATATCTCTCATAACTGCACCTCCTACGCTTCTCTAGTCACGACAATATTTGCGTTCGCAACAGAAACAGCCTGATCGCTTGTGTTCTCTACTGCGATATTAACGCAACATCCACGAGGTACATCAATATATATGCCAGAGGACACATTATTGTACTGGTCTACTGCTGCCGGTGTGGAAATCATCTGAGAAGAAAGAACCGGCTCACCAGAGATTGCAATAGCCAGAGAAATAGCTCCGACAGTACCGCCTGTTGGAATTGCGATATTACCAGAAAAATCCACGAAGAATCTCGCTTTGCACTGATTAGTCAGTCCTCTCAGCGTAATAATTCCGCTTCCCTCTCTGTGCTGAATACAGTTAGAACCTTTAACTGCTGTGTTTGAAAATACTACGTTTCCATTTGCTGCTACAGTCTGAGCAGCTACATTTGTGAATTCTGCCATAAAAATACTCCTTTCATATCACAAAAGGACAGGTCTCAGCCTGCCCCTCTGTGTAATACGGCATAAGCCGACATCCGAAATCAATCGAAAGATACTCTCGATATGAAGTTATCAGCAATTGCATCCGGTGTTACATCCGCATCCGTAGTATGTGTTTGGATTCGGTACCTGGTAAGCCGGAATCGGTGCCGGATTGATTGCATTAATAAGCTGCTGTGTCTGTGAAGCCATTGCAGTTGTAAGAAGTGCAGACTGGCGATCCTGAGAAGCGGCACGTCTGAGGTCATTGTTTTCAGCCTGAAGAGAAGAAATCTTTTCATTGCAAAGATAATCAAGAATAGCTCTTGTTCCAGCATTCTGACTGTCAATAATGTCTCTTGTGTTGTTGTTCATGGTGTTCTGGATTGCGCAAGCGTTGGTAGCCATATCATATCTGATCTGTGCCTGTCCCGCCCTGTTGTCGCAGCAACACTGAGCTAACTGCGCCTGTAAAGCATTTGCATTCTGCATATTAGCTACAGTATCGGCATTAATAGCCTGCTGGATGCCGAAGCCAGTCTGCATGATGTTTGTATTGATTCCGTTAAAACCGGTAAGCATACCATTATTCATGGCGTAGAAGCCATCACAGAGGCCACTGTTGATTCCGTCAAGTTTGCTGATTACTGCGGAATTATCAAATCCTCTCTGAATATCTGCCTGAGTAGCTGCTGTAGCTGCATAGCCGCCACCGTTTCCATTATTGCCCAAGCCGTTGTTTCCCCATCCGAAGAAAGCAAAAATGAATAAAACAATAATCCACCAGCTACCATCTCCACCAAACATGCCGTCATTATTTCTACCATTTCCAGTAGCAGCGGCAATATCTGCTAAACTATAATTTCCATCCATAATATAATCTCCTTTATTGTATTTACATCAATCTGGCCAGATTGTAATGTACTATTTCATTCCTTTCAACATGTGTTGGAATTGTCCTGCCATCTGTTGGACCTGATTAAGTTGCTGCTGAGAAATCCGTCCAGACTGTAGCATCTTCTCAACTTCTGCTTTCGGGTCCCCCTTAAAATTCTGCCTAAACTGCATAAACTGCTGTATCATCTGCATTGGTCCGTTTCCCTGCGGTATCCCACCGCCAAGTGCGTTAAATAATGGATTACTCATCTGCGTTCCCTCCCTTGATTGCTGACTCTTGTACAGTATTAGTTCTAACAGGTTCAGAAAAAGAATTTAATCGGTTTATGATAGCTTCGTATTTGCCCTTTAAATCGTCATATTCCTGTCGTGTAACGTATTTACTGTCCATGTTCGGAACAGGCTGTTTAGGTGGCATCTGAGTGCCTATTTCATGATATTCAAACGTCCGTAATGGCTGTGGCATGCCGGATACGTCTGTGGATTTTATATAAAACTTTTCACTTTCGCTGTCCATCAGTAAAACACTTGTCCCTGGTGCTACCAGATAGGATTTTGCGCCGACTTCGCCGGATACCCACAGGATACCGCTATTATTCTGTTGGGGTTGCTGTACTGGTTGAGCAGGCATCTGGACAGGCTGTTGCTGGAACTGGTTCATCTGCCCAGGAACGCCAAAACTATATTGATAAGGATTGTTATATAATGCCATCTTATACACCGCCTTTCTGATTATATTTTTACATAAAAAAAGAACCGGAAACAGGTCGTTTCTGGCTCTAATTAGTATCTAAAAAGTATCAGCACACTTTGATTATTTTATTATTTACCCTCCGGCTTAACCGCTTTGCTGTAGATATGCTCACGTTCATTTGCTCAGCGCAGTATTCGAGCGTATATTCCTTGCATCTCAACCGGAACAGCCTTTCTTCGTCCGGTGTGAAATTACACTCCGTCAAGAACCTGTCTATATCTTTCTTTGTAAACACATATAATTTCATGAGCATACCTCTTATTAATGCAATTAACGCTGATTCTGTGCAAGATAATTTGTAAGCTTCTGTTTTGTTTTTTTTAATTCTTCCACATTGTTGCCGCTGATCTGACTATCTAGCATGGTTGATAGCACTTCCAAAATCAATGAATCACGTTCCGCAATCCTCTGAAGACTCTCGTAATCTCGCTTATCATGTTCTTCCAGTGTCTCAACTCGCTTATTAATCCTGAATGCCGGAGCAATCCATTTAAAAATAACAGCTGCTGCCCCTCCAACAATTGATACCCCTCCACAAATTGAAAGAAAAAATTGGATAAATTCCTGTATGCTCATTTTTATAAGCTCCTTTCCCAGTAATATACCGGGACCTCATTACCGCTATCCCATGTATCATAATATTTGCCATCTTGTACCGTCACCACATGGCCATCTATGCAAAGAATGTATGTACCAGTAGGATGATCTGCGCAGAAATCATTGACTGTATAAATATACCTCTCTGACTGTTCCACAAGCTTTCTGTGATATCCATGCCTTGCCAAATATGATCCCCATACATAATTAGCGCTTGGCATATCTGATAGTGAGCAAGCATATACCATTAATCCTGTAAATACCGTCTCCCAGTCAAGCTCTAACGCCTTGCATATCGCCCGGACAGCACAGTCGCCTACACGATTCCCGGCTGGATTCGGATTAAAATATACCCATCTTTCCATATCTACCTCACTTTGCCCTCATAAATCTTTTTGCTCCTGCATTTGCCCTGGACTGCTGCTTATATCCAAAGTCTGCTACCTTGTTACGGTAATATTGTGCTGCAAGATTGTTTTCCTCGCAGAATTTATTATACTCCTTATTCTGTTCAGTCAGTTTAAAAGCCATTCGATCATATTCCGATCTTAGTTTTTCTTTTTCAGATTCTGGTACATCGTCTGAGTTGATTTCTTCGTTTTTCATTATCAGCCGGCGTTTAGTCGCTCTGATTGAACGCTCCATTGCTCGCTGCTTCTGTGTATCTTCATAGATCTTTTTATTCTCTTCAGAATCAATCTTGTGTTCGTCCACCCATGGATTCCGCAGCCCTTTCGCCCATGGTTGGTGAGAGTGGCGGCAGTTATAACCATGCAGTCCATGCAGATCCACAACGGTTCCCTGTCCGGTCTTCGGGCTTATATCGTATCCAGTGCTTTCCAAAAGATTAGGATATCCCGGTTCCGATCCAACTATTGAGTAAGGCTTTCCCTGCCAGGATGAATGATCTCCGCAAGGCGGCTGTCCTTTCTGTGCTGTTCTGGCTCCCAGATGGGCTGATACGAGGACGTAATTTGTCTTTGCCTGCACAATGTACTGATTAGTGATCTGCGCCGCTGTCTGATTCATGCTTGTTACCACGCAGCACCTCACAGCTGCTTCAAGGGTTCTTTTTGCACCGCTTGTTGGATAATCCACCATGATTCCTTTTTGTGCATAATTGTCCAACACATCACAAATTGCAGAGGTGTAGGATTGCACACCGGAAGCAACACGGATATCGGCTTTATCCAGCAGATTAATTAGATCACGCTGAGATTGGTTTATGGTAGTCCTACTCAGGTTACTAAGCTCTCCCAATGTTTTTTTGAATTCTGCATCCATCACCGCTATTACTTCTGGATTCTCCAATGGTGAACTTATATTCTCATCAATCCCTAAAAGGATATCTTTATCATTGTCCCAGGAAGTCATCACGGCATTTTGTAGGATTCGTCTAAGCTCTGGCTGTGTCATTTTTGTAAGCTTCTGCAGTTTCTGTTCAATGGCGGCTCTGCTTTCTCCCATTTGCGTGAGTTTCCAGATGAGCCGATCAGCTGTGGCAGTCATACCGCCAGTCTGTAGAATACGCCGGGAAATGTCCGTCATTATAAAATCTTCCAGTTCCTGATAAATTGCAAGGATCCGTTTTTCTTTTCCGTGGAAATACTCTGGTGGAAGCATTATTTACCACCTGCCGTTCTTTTTACCAGCCTTGTCCAATCCGATAAATGCTGGGCTTTTGCTCTTTCGAACCATTCTGCCCCTGCTTCTATATGCGGTGCTTTACTATATTGCAATCGTCTTCCGGTTGGGCTTTTACTTGGTGGAGACATCCATCCAATGATATTCCCCTGTGCGTCTTTCTTTGGGATGTTCGGTCCGTACACCTCGCCCATGTACAAATAATGAGCATAAGGCACATTTCTGTTTCCCCACTTGATTTCGCCGCCGTCAATACCCTGTGGATATGATACACTTTCCACCAATGCTCCCTGTTGGAATGGCATAAGGGGAATGCAGTCTTCTACAATTTGCTCATTCAGCTTCTTCTGCGCTTCTTTCAAATTGGCATCAATTCTCTTTGTATCGAATTTGATATGTACATTTCCAACATGATTATTGATCTTCATAGGCTATTCATCCCCAAATAATCCACTTGCTTTGTTTTCCTCTTTGGCTTCTTGTGAAATTTTTTTTGCTTCCTCTTCGGTATATCCATAAAATTTCACCAAATAACGCCAAAATGCTACATGTTCGGAATTTACATAACTGTACCACGCCGTCCTGTCTTCTTCTCTGTTGTATGTAAATTCACCAAAATCATAGTTAACTATATACTGGACGTATTTCTTTTTCTTTTCGTCGTAAATCCAGTTAGAATCTGGTGCGATGCCATACAAATCTGCAAATGTATTTAAGGCGTATATAGTGTCATTCAGGCAACATTCCAGTTTATCCCTCACATCTTTGATAAACTGTACTGTCCTCTGCTGTTCTGCTTCTACCCCTGTGGCTGTCTGTATGCCGCTTGTTTCGTTAAAAACGAAATATCCGTTGGAGAATCCAATCTTGTACCCCAGCTGGCTTAAAAGGGCATTTATGCCGCTTATACGAGTATCTGTGTTGAGAATCGGGTTAATCTCTTGGTAAAACTCTTTTTCATCCTGCCCGAATACATTTTTCACATAATCCGGCAAGCTCATTTCTTTGCATCTGTGCTCCATTGCCTGTGGTGTCATAGCGGAGACAGGTGAACCACTCGGCATCAACAATCTGTCATCTGCTAGAACAGTCCGCTTAGAATCAAGGATTTCTTTTGCATTTCGGCTGTATGCAATGTCCAGGTCTTTTAATTCTTCTATAGCTTCCGCAAATATCGGAAGTCCCAGTGGCGTGCTAATATCCACATTGTTAGCCTGCGGTGTCCGCATTACTCCGTACAATGGTCCGTCCAGTTTCTCACCGTTTGCTTTGAGAATCGGCGGCGTATCTGCCATTAGGTCAGCCCATTTGGTCTGTTTGAGGTCGATCTTATCGCCGATTGACTGAGGAGATTTTGATACATAGGCTCTGTTAGAAACATAATACGGATAGGTTGTCACTCCGTCCACTGTTGTCTCAATAAACCTGTGATATTCAAGCCGTGTGTAGTATTTCCGTCCAACAGTATAAGAATCTTTAAATATAATTCCTTTGATCTCCTGATTGTCGTAATCCACAATCATCACGTCTGCCGGAGTGAATACGTCAAGGCTCTCACCGTTCGGCTTGATAAAAACTGTTCCGTAAGCACATCCATATTCTACCCAGTGCCGGATTTGGAAATATACCTTGTCTATCTGCTCCTGTAGCCACGTAGCCCTTGCAGAGCCGTCAATCTGAATGCCAATCGCCAGTGTTGCGAGCCGAGCTGTTTCTGAACACACAGATTTAGCAAAATTAATCGTCTTGATATTATTCTTGTCATCTATCCATTCCGGTACTCCCCTGTAAATGTTCGCGCACCGGTTAATCAGCGCTTCCATCTCTTGGAATTCTGCTGCCTGGATATTAAAGTCCTCTTCGGCTTGTTTTTTGAATATCATGTTAAACCACCTTTTTAGCGTTGTTATAAGTCCCATTATGCACTGTTACCTCGTCTGGTCCACATTGATTCTGTGGCGTATCTGGTTGCATCAATCAGATGATTATCTTTATCTGGATAGCCACTGATGATATTTCCATCTTTGTCTCGCTCGTATTCATACTTTTTAAACTCTTTTCTTGCATTCGGAGTTCTGGCAGGGTCAAACACAAGCTTTCTTCTTTGCAGCCACTTCATGGAGTATTCAATGCTTCCCGGTCCTTTAATTGCTGGTCTAGCAGGCAATCCGAAATCTCTGTAATCATTTACTGACTTAGGTTCTGCACTATCGCTTGTAATCGTGTAATCATCGTAACCACGCCGTTTAATTTCTTTTGCAGTCCATTCATTTGATTTTTTGTTCTCATATATTTCATCAATGAAGTATATTGTTTCTCTGGCAGAATCATAATATAATCTAATAAATCCATACGGGTCCGGGAACCATCCCCAGTCATTGCCCTGATAGATTCTATCAAAGTGACTAATTTCTTCGTCCGTGATAGTTCTTTCTTCGATGTATTCAAAGATATTTCCACCATTTCCGTTGGCTTTTCCTAGATACTCATTTTCGTAAGCATCTGGGTTCACTTCTTTTAGATGTTCAGCATCTGCAAGGAATATATCTCCAAGCCATTCCTGTTCAATGTCAAGATTAAGATATGTACTATGCACAACCAGTGCGCTATCATCTTTTTCTTCTGCTTCTGCTGTATATTCATTCGCCCAGTTATTCTTGCTCCTAGGCGGGTTGAACGACTTGAACTTATATGCTTCATTTCCACCTCGGATAGCAGACTGCTGAATATTTCGTATTTCTTCCGGGCCGGCAAACTGGTCAAGTTCCTCGAACCAGACAATGCCGATATAACCAAACTCCGGCTTGATAGACTTAATCTTCAACGGATCATCAGCACCACGAAAGTATATCTTCTGCCCAGTAGGCTTATATGTAATCTCCATGGGAGATACTTTACAGGTAAATTCCTCATTTAGATCTAATTTATCAATCGCCCATTTCATCTGAGCGTAAACAGAATCTTTGATAGTATTTCCGACTTTTCGCAGAATCAGAGCGTGCATGTTCGGATTATTCTTCAGCAGTTCCGGTATAATCAATGATATTGTCGATGACTTCATGGATCCACGCCCGCCGGGGAGAATGTATTCACTATGTTTCTTTTTCCGGATATCTCTAATCATTTTATGAAATACGTCCGGGACAATATCCAGATCAATATGATATTCATTTTGTAATCTGGCTTTTTCTTCTGCTTTCCGCTGCTCTTCTCTGGCTTCTTTTATAGCAAGTGTCTTTTCCAGATCATTCATAGATTTCAGCTGATCGGAGAAATCTGGAGCAAATCCGAATGAATCAGTCAGCTCACCTCTTGCGATCATGGAACGGCGTTGCTGAATTTCTGCCAGAGACATGATATCAGTACCTTTTTGTTTTTCGATGAGAGACTGTTTTGCAGCTATATAGGAAGAAACCTCAAGTTTTTTCAAGTTCTGTTGTCCCATTGAATATGCTGTTTTCTCGCTATACCCAGCTTTTCTTGCGGCATCAGATGCATTTCCGCCATTCTTTATATATTCATCTGCAAACGCTTTCTGTTTAGGCGTCAAGTCCATCTAATCACCTCTGTCTATCCTCATTTTCTGACCGACTCCCATATTTCTTTTAGGCACATTACCACATCATACTGGGATGCAGTTCGGAGTATTTCGTAATCGCAATTTTTCCATTCACCCCTTTTTGTGAGGTGAAGTGTAGGTGTTGATATAATTGTTATTGTAATCAATCGTTCCTGCTCATGGCTGTAGAATTGTGATGTTCCAATTTTTATAATTAATCCAGTAGATAATATAGCTTTTTGAAGTTTTCTCATAACTGCTTTTAAGTTTGCCACATTATCACCTCACAAAAAACTGCCACATATGGCATATAGTCATAGATATATACTATATTACCATACATGGCAGAAAAATTTGTCCCCACATTTTAATATTAATTGTAGTATTATATTTCTCTTAGTTTTCTTAGAGTATCATAAAACATAGCCATTGCCTTGCGCTTGTATGCGTAGAAATCGTCTCGCTTTGCCGGTATGTATTTCGTTTTCATGATACGGTCATAGGATTTGTTTGTTACAATAGATTCATACACTAAAAGCTCAATGCCTGGAGGACAAGAACTTATGCAGCAGTGTAAAATATCGTGTCTCTGCTCTGGTGTAGCTTTCTGGCATATATCCTTTAAACGGTTAATATCTTCTGGATATACGCCAAAATCGACAAGTGACTTTTGCCTGGTTCGCATATTATCACTCCTTTTCATTGCTATTTACGCTTGCCGCCCATGCACGCCGCCCAAAGAAGAATACTGAATGCTCCGAACAGTGTGCCTAATGCGAATGCTATTAAGATGTCAATCATTTGTATCACCTTCTCCCCAACCCCAACCACCAAATGCCTGCCCGCATTGCCAACAGTATGTTATTTTTTTAGAGTAATAGAAATTAATATGCGTCATAGCGCCGCACCTGCACTGTATGAATCCATCGGAAGGTTTACTATAATCAAATCCACATTCATCTACAGGCATTTTAGGGATCCGCTTTCCCAATGCTCTAATTGCCGTTTTTAGCGATTGATAGTATTTTTGAATTTCTCCTTTTTGATCTGCTGGATAATCATTTTTGATTAGATCGACACGGCTCTGCAAGAATTTAATTGCTTCTTTTTCATTCATTCTTCATCTCCTCCAACTTCTTCTCAGCTTCTTCACGGGTGAGGAATAATGTTTTACCGATTTTATTTGTGTCAGACAACTCAAATACACATTGATAGATGTTATTAAGCTTCCTTCAATCCATTCTCCGTTATCTTTTCTTTTTCCCTTGAAAATAATTTCTCTCATTCAACTCCGCCGCCTTTCACAATTTCTATCGCCCTGCTCAGTCCAGCATTGTATCCTTGATGCACATCGGATAAGATACATTCGGATTCGATGAATTTATCTCTTTTCAATTCGCCAATAACCTTATCAACATCAAATGCTGTCGGCTGCTCGTCCACAATATGTATATATCTGTCTATAATCTTCTGTATTGGTTCTCCTAAGATATTTTGAAGCAGTATATCTTTTTTTAATTTATCTGCGTCGATTAACCGCATTCCTCAGCCCTCCTTGTATGGTTCTGGAAGTGGCATCCAGGCTTTTATTTCAATCCAATCAATACAACTTTCTAAACCATATTCCACATCCGAATTAACACTACATGTATCACACCAGGTATTTTCCCCATCAGTGACAATAATTTCTTGTCCATCATCTGGTAGTAATCCGTCAAGGTAATATTCAATATCCTCTGAATAACCATTTTCCTTACGTTCTGCATCCGTGATTTTATGATACTTGACGATAATCCAATCTTTTTCTTTCTCATCCTGCTCCAGATCAGCAAAAAGTAATTCTACAATTTTTGAGATATTATTTTTTGAGAAATAAGCTCCGTTCCCTGTGTTTTCCACCTCATTCTTCAATTGAATTAATCTGTCTTTAATATGACTCATGCTTCCACCTCACTATCTTCTGGCATCTGAAAGATAGCAAATCCATCTGTTTTTTCTTTAAATTCGTGAAGATAACTTACACTGAAATTCAACATGATTTGATATTCACTATAAGTTTCCTGAATCATATCCAGTACTTTCATGGCTTTTGCTTTATCCGAATATTCTCCTAGCAGATAACTGCATCCGGTTATGTATGATGTTATAATTGTTTTTATAGGTCCTTCCGCAATTTCAGTGCCTGCCATAGAATTGAGATTAATCAATACTTCTCTATTCTGACTTCTGATTAACATTTCGCGTCCTCCTCGTTGTTCGCTCTTTTATTCCATGCTTCTATTGCATATTCGGGATTGTTATAATGTCCTGTACCGCAAAGACAGTTACCGCATCTTACAAGATACTGAGCATTACCTAAATATCCCATTTCATCATCGGTAAAAATTTGCGCCTCTTCTCCACAAAACGGGCACGGCTTTAACTGTTCCATTTTCATCCTCACTTTCCCCATGTAAGCAACTGACACGCTATTGTGCAGTCCTCCATGATTTCCTATCCAAATGCTACCTGTCCGTTATTCTGCATGTCTTTTTATTTCTCCTGAAAAGCTTAATTCAATTCCCAGTTCTTCCTTGATAGCCTGCACATAATCAATCCATTCAGCCAAGCCCTGGTCGATATAGTCCGAAGCTTTGTCCATGCCTGCCATGAACTTCTGGCATCTTTTCTGACCGAATCCAAATTCATCATGCAGGACAGCTATCGCCATGATCACGCAGCATTCAGATACAAGCTGTTTGATCTTCTCAGATGCTTTGTCCAGATCCTTTCTTGCCAGGGAAGTATGTATTCCTGTTACTCCCCTGAATCTGCATTCCTTTTCGAGGGCTTCAAGACCGCCCTCTCTGGTGATTCGTCTAGCAAGGTCAAGACCATCTTCCCTGCCGCGTTCATATTCACGCATTTTGTTCATTTCTTCACATTTCCGAACCCGTATCCTGTCGGAGCATAGGCTCTATCAGTACTTGGGTGTGCTGTTTTAAGCAACCCATCATCAATAAGCTGGTTTAAATGTCTCCAGATAGTAGCTCTGCTTGCGTCTACCTTCTCGCAAATCTCGCTGACCGATGGTGCGTATCCAACAAGTTTAAAGTAGCTTACTACATACATGTAGATTTCTCTTCTAAGCGCCTGTCCCTGCTCGTATTTATTCTTAGTGTTGTACATTCTTTCTCACTTCCCTCTGCCTAGAATCTAATAATTTATTAAAAGCAACTAGACAATTCTTAATAAACTGTTTATCATTATCATCAGGACACATTTCCGCATACTCTCCAAGTTCTATCAGACGATCAGTAGCCTGTTTGGAATATTCGTCTGTAAGTTCGGCTGAATAGAAATCTTTTATAGCTTTCCAAAATTCAGTCATAAATTTTTGAATATACGGAATATCCTTTGCTTCTACTTTTATTTTTATCATCTCCTTTGAATATTGTATACAATATACTGTATACGCTCTATTTAATTTTATTTTATAAATATAATATATTTATATTATTTTAATATAAGTAACCTTTGTTAACCGTAAAGTAACCGTACTAATTTGTGTAAACCATTGATTTTACAGGTAGGTAACCGAGTAACCGAGTAACCCTGACTTTCTCATATAGGGAAACTTTTATACTCAATATGTGCATATAAATACTCAAATATATATATACAGAATCAAAGGTTACCTAGGTTACCCGGTTACCTTTTGAACGAATTGTTTGTTAATCAAACACAATATCGTCCGTAATTTCAAAATCATCACTACAATTCACAAATCCTTTCGGAATTTCATCTACAATTTTCAAGAACACACATTTTGTAACAATTCCGTCCAGTTTCTTCGCCTTGGTCGGATAACCTCTACTGTCGGTTTCCACAAGTCCCTTCTTAACAGCCCATGATAAAAATGCTTTCCGAGAGAATCTTCCAATTTTGCACAGATCATCAAACGCTACACTATAGATTATTGCAGTCGACGTTTTCTCTACCGGGTCATTGTCAATAATTCCCCATCTTTCCGTTTTTATATCCGGGTTATCATCGAATTTAATTCCGTTCATGGCAATCTTATCAAGCACGAACCAGTAAGCACGTTCGTTTTCAGATACCATTTCTTTCTCTGTCAGAAGATTCTTAGCCGTCTCAATGTCAATGTACTGGCTATCATGGAATAGCTGATCTGTTGCGATTTTATCTGCTGCCAGGATAATGCTCATTGATATGCTTTGCTTCTGCATTTTATCATCATCCTGTATAAGGCTCTGAAAATGCTTCTGCATGGCTTTTATATCGTAAATGGACATTTCCTTAACTACATTTACAAAATCGATTCCAGCGTACCCGTAGTTCTTTTTAAGTGTATCTGCGGTAAGCTGCGGGTCGTCAAATATCTTTTCAGAGCACTCAACCTCAATAATTCGGTTAATCGCTCCGCCCTGGCTGACGTACCCGGCCAGTGGACGTTCACCATTAGTAAGGATACAATTCTGCCAGCGATTCTCTCGGTTAACACCCAGCTCCTTGTTGGAACGGCTCTTTCCTTTTCCAGAACACAGGTCATATACAATTCCTTCGAAATTATCCCGGATTTTAGCCGATACCTTGGAAGTATCGTCCAGAATCAGTGGTAAGTTGTTGAGCATATCGGATTTTGCTTCCAGGGCCACATCGGTTGTTTTAAAATCTCCTATGTATCTGGATTCGCCAGGGTTAGCCCAGACAGAAGCTCCTAGCATAAGTGTTACAGTCTTACCACCCTCAGTTTCTCCCCAGAGGTCTACAAAAAATGGAAGGGCACCGACCAGTTTGATCAGAATACTGGCGAAACTTGCGGCCAACATAATTTTCGGCTCTATTCTTCCAGTGGCACGAACCTTCTTCACGTGTTCATACCATTCTGTTCTGCTGCCACCTACGCTGATACTTTCATACAGTTGTCGAAACCTCATGTCTCCATCGAACACAATATCCTTGTCATAGGGAAGAAAATAATCCCTGATCCACCCGATTTTACTTGATGAATATTGAATATTGATATAATCATCATTGGCATTTTCTACGTCTGACAGATACCGGACAAGGAACTTCGCATTCTCAGAAGTCACTGAAATACCAAGCGCGGATAAACCAACAATTTTACTGGCTGATGCAACCATGGTTTTTGGAACAATAACCTCTGACCACTTATTATTCCTCTTATAGATTAACTTTATCTGCTCTTCCCCGGTCTCCAGATTCTTCATTCGTTCGATTGGAAGAATAGGGTGATAACAAGCTATAATATCCGGTGATCCTGGATTTGTATTTGAAATCCTGATTCCGTCATCGTCCGCCACCCAGTTAAGACATTTCATTCTGTCGTATTCACAATCAGAGAAATTAGTCCACTGATCCAGCATCGAAACAGCCTTGCTACTTTTTTCTTTTTCAATCATCTGCTTCTGTACTTTCGTATAAGCCTTCAGCAAATCTTCAAATTTTTTCTTTACGCCAAGCTCCTTGGCTCTGTCCAGAAGAGTCAGCGTAAGACGTGCCTTGTATATCTCGTCTTCCTGACTAAATATCTCGTCAAACACTTCTTCATCCAGAATAGAATCCTTCGTGAGCTTGTTTATCATTTCCACTTCTAATCACCTTCTTCCAGTCCTGTTATGAATCCATGATGATATAGCGCAAGTTGTAGCCTGTTCCATGCTTCACACCATCCGTCAGATAATGGTTTCACCCTGTCAAGGATAGTCCGGTAGAAATCTATATCAGACAAGCATTCTTGCAGTTCAACCTTTTTCTTCTGTTCTTCCTTCTGTCGCATTTCCATCTGCTTCTGATGACGGTATATTGCCATTCTGGAAGAGAAATCTGGTTTCTGGTAAGTT